AATTTTTTTTTTTTTTTTTTTATTTTATAAATTAAAATAATAAATTTTTTTCAATATATATAATAAATAATTATGAATTATATAGAATATCTACCTGATTTAAAGAATACAATACAAATTAATATAAATTTAGGTATAGAAAATAAAAATAAATATATTTTTTATTATGCTGCTGAAAGTGTTGAAATGCAAAATAATTTAGTTTTAAATAATGCATCTAATAAAGAAAAAGCATATGATAATTATGAAAATAGAGGATGGACTAGACTAGATTCAAATGGAGAATGTATTATATGGATATCCATGCCTATATCCTATAATAGTTCTCATCCACATTTTCATTATGTATTATCTGATGAAAATAGAAATTGGACAAAGAAGGTCTTTGCAGAAAATATAAAAATTATTGAAAATTCACCTAAAATAAAATATGGATAAATATTATATCTGTTAAATGTTTGATACAATAATTATTGGAGGAGGTATTTCAGGATTATATACTGGATACAAATTATCTAAATCTGGACAAAAAGTTTTAATTATTGAAAAAAATAACTATCTAGGTGGGAGAATATTTACTTATAAAAGTAGTATAAATAATATCGATTTTCAATATGAATCAGGTGCTGGTAGATTCAGTAATCAACATATTCTATTAAATAAATTAATAAATGAATTAAAATTAAATAATTTTAAAAAAAAAATTTCTAATGAAAAAATTCCTATAGGTAGAAATCTAAAATATCATAATTCTCACTTATTAAAAACTGTTTATAAAACAAATAAAAATGAAAAATTAGATCATGAATTTTTAATTTCAAAAATATTAAAGGAATCCGAAAATTATGAAGAAAATTTTCTTGAAAATATAACATTTTATAACTTAGCTCAACATATATTATCTACAAATGCAGCTCAATTTTTATATGATACTTATGGTTATAATTCAGAATTTATATTATTAAACGCTAATCTTGCCATAAAAATGTTTAAAGATGAACTTAGTAATAAAAATCAGTATTTTATTTTAACATGTGGTATGGACGAAATATGTAATAGATTAAAACATAATATAATTAAAAATGGTTCCACAATTATATTAAAAAGACAATTTTTAAATTATGAATATATTCCTGATAGTGATAAATTTATAATTAAATGTAAATATATACATAATAAAAATATAGAAGAACTTTATATTTGTAATAATTTAGTATTAGCAATTCCAAAACTTGATTTAATGAAAATCAAAAAATTAAGCTGTATAAATAATGAACTTAATTCAGTTATAGGATATGATCTAACTAGAGTTTATGCTATTTATCCTAAAAATAAAAAAAAAGTATGGTTTCATGATTTAAAAAAAATAACAACAAATAATCCCATTCAATATATAATTCCTATTAATAAAGATATAGGATTAATAATGATATCATATAGTGATTCTTTTATGGCACAATATTGGAAACAAAGTAATGATTTAGGTAGATTACAATTTGATATTAATAGACATCTTAAAGATATTTTTCCTAATTTTCAAATTCCAAAACCTATATATATTAAATGTCATTATTGGGAGAATGGAGCACATTTTTATAGACCTGGATATAATTCTAAAAAAATATATAAGAAAATACTTATGCCAATAACTAATCAAAGAGTATTTATAATAGGTGAATGTTATTCATTTAAACAAGCATGGATAGAAGGGGCTTTAGAAACATCTAATGAAATTTTAAAAATATTACTTCATTAATACATTTTAATTATACCACAATTTTCACAATAATTATACCTTTGACCATATAAACACATTTCTCTTGTTTGTTTCCATGTATGTGTTGCGGAATTATTAGTTAATTTTATTTCATCTTCTATTTTACTAATTTTTTCCTCAAAATCTTTTTTTTCTTTTTTTAACAATTCAATTTTATTTTTATACTCTTCACAAGAAACATTATTTTTATACTCTTCACTAGAAACATTATTATTTTTCATATTAAGTAATTAAATAAATTATTTATATTAATCAAATTTTAAATATACAAACATATAAAGAATGTATTTATTCATTGTCTAAAATTACTTACAAAAAATACTTAGATATTATATTTACATAAATGTATATTACAAAATATATATAAATATAAGTCTATTAAATATTTAAAGAAACAAAACCAATTTAAAAAATTTTATAGAAATAAAATACTTTAACTAAGTAAATTATTAATACTTGTAAATCTATATATTTTTACTATTTTAATTTAAATAGTATTTTAAATAATTTATTTGTAATTATTATATCTATATATTATATACATGTATAAATATATTACAAATCCAAGAACTAAAAGAAAAGTAAGTATCAATGGTAATTTAGGAAGATCTATTCTCTATAAATATTTGAAAAATCTGAAAGGTGGTAATAAGATTTTTAGTAATATCTTAGACGCTTCTCAAACTTGGGTTGTTGAGCCAATAAGCAGGGCCGCAGATGCCGTCACGAAAGTCATTACAAATAGAGCAAGTGCTATTAAAGATACAAGTAAAAAAATAAAAAAGCTCGCACAGGCAAAAATTCCAATTTTGAGTGATGACGAGGAAAAAAAGATAGTCTTTGATCCCGAAACGCTGCCGGAAATAGATAGAACATCAGAAGTAACCGAAATTGAGAAGGAGATGGGACAATTTGATTAATAGCAATTTAATTTTCTTTATTTAAATAGAAAACATATAGTGTGTTAGTTTCCCTCAAAAGTAATAGAATTTTATTAATTATTAATTAATTGCGTTTAATTATTAATTGCGTTTAATTATTAATTGCGTTACTTATTAATTGTGTTTACTTATTAATTGTGTTTACTTATTAATTGCGTTTACTAAATTTTTTTTTGTCTTTTGAAAAAAAAAATTTTAAAAGACATGCTGAGTTAATTATTATTTAATTTATTAATTAATTTATTATTTTATTTATTAATTAATTTATTAATTTTTTATTGTATAATATTATATAACAAAAAATGTATGATTTAATTAAAAATCCACATACCAATAGATATGTAAGTATTCATAGTAATTTAGGTAGATCAGTTCTTAGAAATTATCTATACACATCTCAGATAGGTGGAGACAAACTAAGCGAAAAAATTAAGAATGCAGCAAGCGCGGTAACTGGTGCGCCGAAAAAATTAAGCACAAAAATGAACCAGGCAGCAAGCACGGTAACTGGTGCGCCGAAAAAATTAAGCACAAAAATGAACCAGGCAGCAAGCACGGTAATTGATACGCATAATAAAATTAAAGAAGGGGTCTCTAATTCCTTAGGAAAATTAACAGAAAATGTACTAAACAAAAAGAGAGATTTTTATAATAAAGTTGCTGATAATACCCAAGAAAAACTTAATAAAGCTCGAAAGGAGCTTACAGAAGAGGTCGTAAAATGGAATAATAAAAAAAATCAAGAACAATTCAATTTAACGCAGTTCACAATTGTAGTATTAAAAATTATGGCTTTAAATTTAATTGTTGTGGCAATTTGGAAGGAAGCATTTGTTAATGTAAATTTTTATGCATATATGTTAACATATTCTTATAAGATATTAAATATTGATACGATTGATGATAATGATAAAATAAAACTACAAAATAATGATAATGCATTGATGATAGTAGCAATTTACATTGTCTTGCTAGAAATGCTTAATCTTTTTAATGTAATACAGGAATCTCTTCGTAACTATAAAGAACATGCTGAAGGAATTATTAAAAAATACCAAAATAGGATGGAAACAGCCGATCCTACTTTGAAACATGACTATAAACAAAAAAATTTCGATAAGATAGCTACAGATATGAAATTTATACAAAAAATGATATTAGAAATGGATGGAGGACTTGCAATAATTGAATCACTGCCAGCTGTAAAATCTAAGGGCGTGGATATACTTTTAGAAGCATATGATAAAGATACAGAAAACAATAATGGAATCAAAAAACTTATTAGTTCAGTTAATGGAATTAGTCCATTTAATGCCAAATCCCCTATAAATCAATAAATTTTACAAGCTCTGATTAAATTTATTTTAAATCCATTTTTCAATAGTAAGATTTTATTTGTATTATTTAATTTATTAATTATTATTTAATTTATTAATTTTTTATTACATAATATTATATAATAAAAAATGTATGATTTGATTAAAAATCCAAATACCAATAGATATATAAGTATTAATAGTAATTTAGGTAGATCAATTCTTAGAAATTATCTATACACATCTCAAACGGGGGGTTTGCTAGTGCCGGGGGTGGGCCTTCTAGGATTAATTACTAAAGAAGATATAATAAAATTAATTACCAATTCAAAAACCGAAGAAGTATTGGAAACTTTTTCAAAGAAAATAAATACTGTAGATATTACTAAAGAAGTCGACGATGCTATAGAAATTATGAACCAGAAGATGGAAAAAGTAACAGAGATATCGAAAAAAATAATACTGAAGATAAAGATAGAACTTTTCACGAAATTTACGGAGACTTTAGCAACGGCAATTTCAGATGTTTCAGATAAAATTAATGAATGGGAAATACAAAACACAGAAGAAAAATTTCACAATATAGCACTTGCAATTAAGATACTGGGGAACGCAGCCATAGTAATTTGGAAAGAAGCATATCTTAAGTTAAATACTTATGGTTATTTGTTAAGATATATTGATATAAAATTAACAAATAAAAATATACCAAAGAAAGAAATAGAAAATTACAAAAAAAATGATAATGTAGTGAAGATGATTGCAATTTGCACTGTCTTGCGAGACATGCTTAATTTGTTTGCTGTAATAATAAAGCATGTTATAATATATGAAAACAAAACAAAGCAAAAGGCCGAAGAATTGCAAAAAGAAATGGCTTCCTTGGTCATACAAGAGGACGTGAATATTAAAGGTAATAAATTAAATTTGATACAAAAAACAAATATAGAATTAAATGAAATACTTGCATCAGTTAAAGCACTACCATCTGTAAAACCAAATACGGGTGTGTCTGCATTAAAATTATGTAGTGATGATAAATTTATCATAAAACTTATAGACCAAATAATAGACATGTCCCCATGTAATCCTGAACTCAAACATTGGCAGCCACCAGAAAACCCTGTGTTTGAGTTAAGCACCCCAATGAAATACGAGAAACTTAACAAATCCGAACTCGCGGAATTAGGCGAACCAACGAGATTCGATCAACTCAAACAGTGGTTTAGATGATGACACCTATACAGTCTGATAATAATTTAATCAATGTCACCTGTAAAGTATCTAATGACATGAATTTACTTCTAATTGTAAATGATGGCTACAAGCTTTGATTAAAGATATTTTAAAATGGCTTTAAAAATATCTTTATGTTTATTATTTAATTTATTATTTAATTAATTAATTTTTTATTATATAATATTATATAATAAAAAATGTATGATTTAATTAAAAATCCAAATACCAATAGATATGTAAGTATTCATAGTAATTTAGGTAGATCTGTTCTTAGAAATTATCTATACACATTTCAGATAGGTGGAGGCACACTAACAAAAGTCAAAGAGGCCACAGTGGCGACAGCCAAGGCCACAGCCAAGGCCACAGTGGCGACAGTCAAGGCCGCAAAGTTACCGGTAAAACCTTCAATTACAAAAGTTTCAACAGCATTGACTCGATTCAAAGATGAGACTAAAGAAATGGCCAAAAACTTACCGCTAATAGATTTAATGACAAAACTTTCAACAACATATACTGGATTAAAAGAAGATACACTTCTTCATCAAAACGATAAAATTGTATTTATATCAGACACAAATGAAAAGTTATGGAAGAAATCTTCACACCTATTCATGGCTGCGTGTGTAATTTCGTTGATTATAAATTATTCAGCCTTAGAAATGTGGAAAGAAGGATTTATTTATATAAATAAGAATTCTTTTGACTTAACATTTTCCCATAGAATTATTCGTAAACATGACAATAATCAAGTATTGAAGATTATTGCAATGTACTATCTATTGCGAGAATTGCTTTATTTGTTTGCTACAATAAGGGATTCTATTACTAAATATAAAGAACATGCAACACACCGTATTACGGTTTTACAAAAGAATCTAGATAGCTCCTTGAATGAAAACTATAATGAGGATATGATGAAAAAAATAGAAAAAGAAAATATAAAAGATATAAAAGAAATAATCATTAACCAAAGAATGATAATAGAATTGGATAGAGCACTTGAATTAATTAAATCATTGCCAATTTTTGATGTTGAAACAAATGAGAACCTGGCTACAATTAATGACTTACACGATAGTGAAAAAGACGACGATAAGAAGATAAGATCACTTATAAAATCAGTCCATGGCGTCCAGCCATTTACAGCCAAGTTTGAGGAAAAGGTAATGATAAGGCAAACTCGCGTCAAAAATTGATAAAGATTGAGCGGCGTGCGTTTAATTGAACACGCATATGATCAGACTATACCAGAGGATAAGAAGATCCCTGAACTTATTAATTCAGTCTTTGATATCTGGCCGCATGTTTACAAACCTGCTGATCAGCAATGACCACCAGGCAGTGCGGGAGTGGGAGCACCAACAAAATAGCTGTAATTAAAATATATTTAATTTAATTAATTTTTTATTTTTTTATTGTATTATATTATAAAAAAAAAAAAAAATGTATGATTTAATTAAAAATCCAAATACCAATAGATATGTAAGTATTCATGGTAATTTAGGTAGATCTATTCTTAGAAATTATCTATACACATCTCATATAGGTGGAGGCACACTAGGAAACGTCAAAGCGGCGACAACAGCCACGGTCAAAAATTTAGGTGCCAAGGCCGCAGCGGCGACAGGTAAACTCCGGGATGGTGCAGTAAAAGGGTTAAATGTTGATGTAAAAAAGAACATAAAAGAAATAATACAATCCGGAGTAAAATTAATAGAACAATCTGATTTTCAAAACCTTAAAAACAGTATTATAGATAATGTGACTTATCAACTTTTCCTAGTTATGTCCAATCTTATATCCGTTTCACTAGACACGGATCTTAAAAAATATCAACAAGGCACAAAAAGTCAAACAGAATTAAAAGAAAAAGTTGCGATGGTGGAGGCGAGCCTCATGGACGTAGTCAATTATTGGACAAATTTTAATGAGCAGTTAATGTTTTATGGAACAAGATTAAAAGATGTATATACCGAATTAAAGAGTAATAATGATAACGAAATAAATAAAAAAATAAAAAAAAATAAAAATGCATTGGGGATGATATATTATTTCAATTATTTACAAAAAATACTTAGTTTGTTTGCAAATATAAAAGAAAAAATTAATATATATCAGAATTATAACGACAAAATGCGACCTCTGCCGTGGAAGAATATTGATCAGTTATTGGAAAATGCACGTATTATATTACGAAAACAGATAATGCTAAGCTCGGCCCTTTATGGCATCGATGTACTTATGGAAGCATATGATCCGAATGTAGATGAGGATCAGAAGAACCTTGAACTTATTAATTCAGTAGTTAATATCCAGCCAGCAAAAGCGCGCATCCAGGTAAAGTAAAATAGCTCATCGGATACTTTAAAAATGAGGTAACACTACACACACACAACAAGCTGTAATTAAAAAATATTTAATTTAATTAATTTTTTATTTTTTTATTATATTATATTATAAAAAAAAAATGTATGATTTAATTAAAAATCCAAATACCAATAGATATGTAAATATTCATAGTAATTTAGGTAGATCAATTCTTAGAAATTATCTATACACATTTCAGATAGGCGGGGTGCGCGGCTATAACGAGGGGTGGTACATCGACCATGATTCCGTAGGCACCCTTCACGTAGAAAACATGGAACCGGCGGGAACAAAAAGAGCAAGGAAGCAGGAGTTCAAGAAGCAGGAGCGCGAGAAGCAGGAGCGCGAGAAGCAGGAGCAGGAGCAGTTAAAAATCTTTATAAAGGAGGAGGAGAAGAAGCGCAAGGAGCAGTCCAAACCCCAGTTCAAAGATGTTGAGCCCCCCTCCCCGTGGGAAGAATTGAATGAGGATCAGCTTTGGAGGATCCTTTGGCACGATGGTCCGAAAAGATCGCTGGATACAGGAACACGCTTTGGATACCTTTTTGATCGTGCTAATAATATATTTTTTAATAATAATAATAATAGTGATATTGAAATACCAAAATTAAAACCTTTAAGCGACGATATTGTGAACGTAAAAAATATTCTTAAAAAGTTTTATAATAATTGGGACAATATAAAATCAGAGCAGCAGAAGAATTTATGCTTTAAATTGATGTTAGAGCATGTGATGTTCCAGGTGCCTTCGGGCTTGTGTAGCATTTGGGAAGACATGGAGTCTAACTTAACTAAACATGCTACAAAATTATCAAATGACTATAATCTTTTAGTGAAAGAGAAGGAATTAGATCCCATACATGATGAAGAAAAAAATAATATAAAAAATAATAAAAGTGCATTGACGATGATAGATATTTTCCGTGTATTA